GTAAGAATTGTTTAAAGTTTCGACAATTGTGCGGGCAGTGCCTTCTTTGTCAATTGCCCCATTGACCGTAATGCTTATACGGGCAGCGTTTTGGGAATCGGTAAAGCCACCGCCCCCAGCAGCTGCCAATCGTGCTGCATTTTGTGAATCAGTAAATCCCCCACCAGCAATTGCGGCAGCAACGCTTGCCCCAGCCCGTGCGGCTGCTGCCACACCGCCACCAGTCATTCCACCTGTTCCACCACTTGTCGTGCCTGTTCCACCACTTGAACCAGCACTTGAACCGCCACCACTAATTGCCCCTGGTGCGCCCCCTGTGGCAAATGATGATCCACCGCCAATCTTCGGAATGGTTGGAACGTCCTTGCCCCATTGAACTGCATTGTAACCTTTAATTATTAAGTTAATCCCGTCAATGGCCGTGTTCAATAAAGGTTTAATTGCACCCAATACCTTTGCAATGATTGTAATCACCACCTCAGCAATGTCGCCAACAATTTTCATTGCCCCACCAATTGCAGAACCAATCAACGGTGCAACAAATTTGACAACGTCCCAAAATGCTGAAAATTCGTCCTTGCTATTCATCACCGCGGTTTTGACATTGTCAAAAATTGCTTTTATGCCTTCAAAAATTGGTTGCACTGTTTTCTTAATTGTTGAACCTACGTCGCTGATTACCTTGCCAAAACCGTCACCCTCAGTCAGACTGAAAGCCTTGGAAAATGCGTTGATTGCTGGAAGTGCATTGTCGTTGATGAATGTCATAAGTTTTTCAAGTATTGGCAACAAGGCAAACCCAATTGTCTCTTTGGCTTCGTCAAATGCCACTTGCATGCGGGCAATTCGTCCAGCATAAGTGTCTGCGTTAGCAGCGGCCGCGCCGCCAAATAAATCTGAAAGGCGACCTTGCACCTGTGTAAAACTCATGGTCTTTAATTCAGCAGCTGATAGACCGATTCCTAATTTGCCTAGTGCAGCACTGTTGCCGTCATAAGCCTTGCCCAAGGCGTTGGCGACTGTTTCCAGCGGCTTACCTGTTGCCGTCGAAATATCCAGCGCGGTTGTAAGTAAATCTTGTGCCTTTGTGATGTCCCCAGTTGAACGCACCAAGCGTCCCAAGGCTGGGCGCAATTGATCGTCAGCCACACCCGTGGCAAGTGACATTTTAAGAATGGATTGTTCCGTTGCAGCAATTTGGCCTTTGGTTGCCCCTGTGGCGTTCTCTAAGGCAAGGGCTAACTGTGTCTGCGCCTGTTCGTCGGCGACGGCTGCTTTGACCCCGTCAATGCCTATTTTGACCGCATAAGCGGCTGCGGCAGCGGCGGCAGCAACAAACGCTGCGCCAATCATTTTGCCAGCCTTGCCCATTTTGTCGCCAAATGTGTCAACGTCTTGGCTTGCAGATTTCAGCGATTTGTTGAGATTGTCAACGTCACCAAGAATGGAAAGTTTGAGCGTGCGACTACCAGCCATTAGTCATACTCCTTTACTATCTTAGAAAACGATTCTTCCCAGCGACGAACAATTTCAGGCTGAACACTGCGAAGCGTTGGATAAATAAACCAACCCCGCGACCCGCGACCTTCACGACCTGACCACACTGGAAATTGCTTTAAACGGTTTGAACCAAATTCAGCACCGCCCCAAAGTTGTTGCGTTGTTCCGCCACCACTTAGTTTTTGGGCGGCAAAACCAAAACTGATTTCGCCAATTTTTGAAGATTTGGAAACCCTTGAACCTGCTGCAACACGATCGTCCAGCAAATTCCTAGAACGTCCCGCTGCGTCAACAATTTTGCCACGAACCCAATCAGCAAGTTGTGAAGTTTGTTGTTTTGCTTGGGCGGTTGCTTCTTCGTCCATTGCTTTAAAAGAACGGACAATGGCACGCAATTCAGCCTTGTCGTAAGCGATTGCGTCACTTGCCATTTGCCCGTCCTTCCAAGATTTCCAACACCGTCAGAATGTCTTCAGCTGCTTCGAATTCATTGGGCGATAACCCTGTTGCCAAGGCTAGTTCCCAAATTACCCTTGCAAGGCTTCCGACTGGGTGGCTTTTGGGTTTGCTTCACCGACAATGACTTCAGAAATTGTTTCAGTCCAAATGTCAATCGGTTTGACTGGCTTACCTGCTGCTTCACGTTTCATGGCGTGATAGGCAAGAAATACCAAATCGGATATTCCGATTTTTTCCTGTGCCTGTGCAATGGTGTTGCCAGTGTGCTTTTCCCATTTAACCCACTCAGGCGGTGCAGCCGTGTAAGTTATCTGATCGCCGTTGCTATATTCAATTGTTATTGGTAGTTTCATTTTGTCTCCCGATTAGTAGGTTTTAACTGAATGTTTCGCTTGGATTTCCAACCACTACAAATGATAGTGATACTGTCTGTGCGTCAGGTGCAGCCCCGCCGATTGACGGAACGACTGGCATGACGTTGCAAGTGAAAACCGCACCAGTTGCGGCAGTTAATGAAACCGCCAAAACTGTATTTGGTGAACCTTCCCATGCAGTCCAAAGTGCTTCGCAAAGTGATGAAGTCGCGCCCCAGTCTGCAAGCATTTCAATGTCTAAAGTCCACTGGTCGTCAATGTGCTTGTAAGCCTTGCCGTCAAGTGTCTGATATGTGGTGACGGTTGGCGAATTGCTTAAAACCGCGCTGGTCGCCTGTGCGTCGTAGTTAACGGTCGCGATCGTCAACACTAAATCGCGACCCGTGATGATCGTTGTTGGCACGTTATCTCCTTTTATGTAGTTTGTGTGTAGTACGTCGAAACGTTTATGTCAGCAACCAGCATTGGACTTTGGCCTACTTCCAACACTGTCGGCTTTTCAACAACGCCAACAACGTATCCTGCGGGCATAGCCGCAAGAATTCCTATGATTAGTTTTTCCAGATTGTCTAGTGAACCAGCATTGCTATTTGAAGCAACAATGGCAGTGATTGCAAAGTTAATTTTGACTTTGGTTGAAGCCTTGCCAATCAACACAACTTCCATATAAGGAGAATCGGGCACAATGACGATTGCGGGTGGGATAGGTGATTCAGGTACTGACGCGTAGCAAGTAGCCGAAAGTGCTGAAAAGGCGGTGGCTAAGGCTGCGCGGGTATCAGCAACGGCGTTGGCTGGCATTATTGACAAACCGTTTCAACGTCTAAAAATGGCATGAGTAATGTGGACACCCTGTTGGTCAAACTGCGACCCATGCGATACGGCGTGCTGGCAAAATCCACACCTTCAATCTGACCGCCTGCTGCAACGCGTGACTGGAAGACTTCGACGCTGACTGCAAGCACGGCTGATTCAATTGGCGCGCTTGTGGCGTAAATATCAGCTGCGGAATAGCCTGAAAGTGTCGCCGTGCCCGTTGGGATAATGTCCCGCAATGTGACGTTGCTTGCCGTTAATGCTGCGGTGAAATAGTAATCAAATGAATCAACAACGACGTGAGTTGCGGTAAAGGGTGCGGGCAAACCAGTCACAATGACCGATTGACCAGTCACAAAATGATGTTCGCGCTGGGTGTAGAAATAAGCGACGTTGGAATCTAATTTGTAAGCGTTGATTGCTGAAGTATTTGCAACCAGCATTGGCAAAATGACGGCTTCAGCGGTGTTGATAATTTCGTCAAGGTAACTGTCTGAATAAAGTGAAACGGACACGCCAAGCACCGTGCGCAATTGACTTGCAGTGACAATGACTGGCATGTCCGTTTCCTTTCGACTGCTGCGGCGAGATCGGGAGAACCCGCCGCATGATTAGTTAGTTGTTATCAGGTCTTGTTAATACCGAACGCGCCTGCACCAATCTTGGTTGCAATTGCGCCGTATCCATAAACTGAAACTGAAACCTGACCTGAAGCAATAACGTCAGCGCGTAGGCGATACGTTGGTGATTCATACCATGTGTATGCAGTTGGGTTGATGATTAGCATTGAATCGTCTTTGTCTGTGTCATTTGCTGACGGTACGTTGGCCGTCACAAATAAATCAAGACCTGCGACGTTCCCACGAATACTGTCAGGACGTACAACGCCACCAGAATTTGAAGGATTGCTTGCCATGTAGATTGGACGACCTGAATCGTTCAATGTCATTAGGTTTGCCCACTGTGATGTGTTTGCAAGAATGTTGCGCGCAAATCCCTGTGTGTTTGAATAAACTGAAGCAGCACCGCGTGAAACAAAACCAAGCAATTCAGCTGCGGTTGGGTATGTTGTCAGTGTTGTTGCGTCGGCTGTTGCACCTGAAGCAAGTGCAGTATAAACGGCAAGGTCTGTTGCCTTTGCGTAAGCAGCTGACATATTTGTCAACAACTCATTGAAAAACAACGGTGAAGTACGGTCAAGCAATTCGACTGAGAATGTTTGTTGCCCTGCGTACTTTTTGACTGTTACTGATAGGAAACTTGAAGCCTGATCAGTTTCTGAAGGTGTGCCTGCTTCGGCAGTTTCAGCAACTGTTGGCATTGTTGTGATTTTTGGAATTTCAAATGACATTCCAGCGTCAGGCAATACACCGCGAGAAATCGCGTCAATTGCTGAACGTGTTGAGTTTGCAAGTCCGTTGATAACTTCAGTCAACTGACGTGTTGGAACAAGTCCAGCGTTGTCTGTTGTGTCGTCAGCGGCTGCAACGTACTGACGGGCATTTTCGTCACCCATTGAAGCACGGATTGTGTTTTCTAGATACTTTGCGGCGGTGAACTCTAAGCGTGGCTTAGTTGTCCAACCACCGACCGCAGCATTTACGTTTGCGGTTACTGACTGGGCGGCTTCTACCGTTTCGGCGGTTGAAGCGTCTTTGACGGTGTCTTCCACTTCGTCTTCTCCTTCTGTTGGTTGTGCTTCAGGTTCGATTGTCGAATCTGAAATTTCTTCTTCGCCTTCTGTGGCGGCAACTTCTGCAACGCGCGCTGAACGAATGGCTGGTTCTGACGTCAATGCAACACCAGTCATTTCACCCTTTAAAATGCGCACTGTTCCGTCTTTAAGTGTTTCGTATTCGTCAAAATAAACTTCAACACTAAAACCGTCACGCAAACCTTCTTGTGCTTCAACAAGTGCGTCAGTTCCTGCAGTTGTGTTAGCAATTTTGAAAGTGGCGTCAATCCCTTTTTCATTTGCTTGAATTGAAAGTGTTTTGCCAATTCTGCGTGTGCGATCGTGTTCGAGGTTAAGCAAAACGGCAGTTGGTTGAATTGAATTAGCAGCAAATTGCACTTTGCCAATTGAGGCGTTTCCAGTCTCCTCAAATGTCACAATGCGTCCAGTGATTGTGCGACTGTTTGAATCAGCAGCCGTGATTGCAATTGGTGTGATTACTTTTTTCATAGCAGCATGTCTTCTTCCTCGCGTATTTCTTCGACCGACATTGCGCCGATACGATTTAAGATTTCATAGACTTGCGCGCGCTCATAAGGATTGCCACGCAAGAAATCGTCGAGATCAAACATGACCCTGTTGCCTGCTGGTGTAAAATCAGCAAATGACAAGCGTTGTTCAATAATGGACATGTAATTTCTGAAAGCAAAATCAACGAGGTCGCGCCTCTTGTCCAAGGCGTTGGAATACGTGAAACTTGATTGCTGCGAATCAGTGAAATACGCTGGCAAACCGCATGCGCGTGATAATTCAAGGGCAACGTAATTGCGCGCTTCGTTCAGCTGCAAATTCTTTGGGTCATACCCAATTGTCTCCAGGGTAACGTCAGCATTAAGGAAAGCGGTTGATTTGTTGCTTCGGGCGGTACGCCATGAAGACAAAAGTTTTGCAACTCTATCTGCTGGCAGTGATGTGCCATTTGATTTCAAAACCATTTGTGGAATTGGTTCATTTGCAAAATTCATTGAAGCCTTTTCAAGCGCAGCAGCGGCCTTGATTGTGCGACCTGCACGCGCAAGCAAACCTTCCTGCGTATTTGGAAAAACAACTAAATTTGTTGGGTCAATTGGTGTGCCGTCAATTTCGTAAGAATCTATCTCTGTTCCATTGGCGTTTGTTGTAATTGAGACACGTTCAGGTGCGACACGTTCCATTGCGCGAATTTTTCCTGTGTCCGCATAACGTTCCATAACGTAACCATAAGCCGCGTTATGGAAGAACAAATCGGAAATTATCCACGCCCAAAATGTAGAACCCGGAATTCTTGGGTCAGGCTGGTTGATAACACGCGGTTGCGTAATCTTCTCGCCCGTGGCTTCATTTCGTGTGTGCATTGGTAATGAAGAAATGGTTTGAATAATTCCAAGCGCACGTGCAACTGTTGGCACGCTCATTGCTTCAGCGCGGTTGGCACTTTGAATCCCATAAAAATAAAAATTGTTATTTTCTGTAAAGTAAGGTGCTAGTGAAGCGTCAACGTCCAAGGGTGCAGCTGGAACGGCAGCTGCAACCCGTGGCGTGAACAAATCGAAAAATCCCATGCCCGAATTGTGGCAGGCTTATACCTTCAACCCACCATGATGTCTAGATCATTCTCTGGGCGTGTCGCAAAGTGTGTGACCAGCGCGG